ATCCCTCACATTGTCCGCTCGCAGAGAAAGGAAGTGTTTCTAAGCCGCTATGCGCGTCCTACGATTCCCACTGACAGGTGCCAGCCCAGCTCTGATGAGAGCCGGTCTGGTCTCCCCAGATTCACAAACCATCTGGCGAGATAATACCTATGTGGAAGAGATGGAGTACTATGCCGGAGACCCATACGCAACCTATGACGTCCTCGAAGCCGTGTTCCCTAGAATGATCTGGGATTACGACGTCGCGGATTGGCAATGGTTAGCGGGGATTTCCGGACAAGGACCCACCTCGGTCGAAGAGCACGGTTTTGAACCCGAGCAATTCGATTATCTTGGTGCGCAAGATGCGACTAATTACGGTAACGTGTTTAGCCTCGCCAGCCGTACCTTGGCAGGTCGGTTTGGCTTACCGGATCGCTTGAATCGTCCGGGTGGCGACACACAGGTCATGCACGTTTCATGTTCGGGCGCTGTTGTACAAGCGCTGTCTGATGGCGTGCAGGGGTCTTTGGACCCGCGTCGGTCTGACGACGGGCGTATGACCTTCGATCTAGCGGGCTCCGTACTACGGCGACCATGGGAAAACCTCACCGACGGTGTTCATGTCGTTGGGGGAACCGTATATGGTTCGTCGTGGAGTTCTCGCTGGGGCGGGTGGTTCAACTTGAGTCTTTATGATCTAGTTGAACGCTTCCTCAAACCATACATTGTGTCAAACAATGGCGTGTTTCAACAAAGCCATTACACGATAGTGGGCTCGTTCTTAGGTACGCTGTGGCTAAGCCGAGAGTACCGTGATTTTGTCTTCGAATACGATGAGGTTAGTCGTCTGAGCGCGATCAATTGGACTTTTGTCCTTGGTCGTCGCCCAGCCAACGTCCTTAATCCGTGGCCGAGACAGAATCAGGCTTTCCGGCAACGCGTGCAGCTGGACCGATACGGGACCGCGAAGGACATCTCGCGGATACCCTGGAGCGTGGCAGGAGGAATTGTATACCCGGTTTCACTGCGCTACAATGGGCTAGTGACGCGGACGCAGTCGGCTATCGCCTCGGAATGCTATACCGAGGACGCCAACGGCGTACGTACCGCCATGCCCAAGCGGAGCGCGGTGCCCCCTCTATCCCTTCAGATCGACGGGGATATGGGAACCGTAGTTACGAATCACTTTTCAACCCTATCTGGGCCGGACAGTGAAGACCTAGCTTACCGGAAGCTCTTTGATGGCGACAGCCATTTAAGCAAGCTTAAGGCAGCTGGGATCGGTATGACGCTCGACATGCCAAACCTCCGCGCTGCAGCCACGCTGGCCGCATCGGACGCGATGGATGAAGGATTCAGGGTCGTCTCCAACGACCTCCTTGAATCCATTGTCGAGCTACGCGACATAGCATCGTTTTGCGAATTTAGCGTACCGTTAACCGAGGTTGTTGTTCTCGTGTTACGTCGGAGGTTTGGGGAGGCTCTGAAACGCCTTCCTGGCCTAGCTACTTCGCTAGCGCTTGCTTGGTCTTACGCGATCAAACCGTCGGCCGAACAGGCTGATGAGATCGTGTCTGTGTTGGGTAACGTTATTTCCAAGTTGTCCGGTTATGGAAGCCGGAGCTTCACTACGTATGGCGTTTATCGTACGAGTTTGGACCTCGAAAGAGTGCCTCACGCGTGGCGGTCTTACGACCATGTGGACTTGGAAGTACGAACCCGACTGACGTTCCGGTTAACCGGAGACGCCTGGGAATCCGTTCTACTATGGCTCAAAGCATCCGGCTTGATGCCGGGGTTGGGAGCTGTATGGGACGTGATACCCTTCTCGTTCGTCTACGATTGGGCTCGTGATACCGACTCGCCTTTAGAGGCGCTCGATAACACAGCCCTAGCGCTTTGCCTCGACCTGGAGCAAGCTTCACACTCCTATGCGGTCCGTCTGTATTACTCGACGGCCCAACTCGACGAAGCGCACGTTGAGACGATCGCGGGGCTCGATGCCCCTCACATCAAGCTGTATCGGCGGGAAACAAGTTTCTTGTATCCCATCGTCATCAGCTCGACGTACGACCTATGGGCAGGCACTAACGTGCCAACTACCATAACATCTGGTAGTCTTGCCTTCCAGGTCAGCTCACAACCTCGTAGGGTCCTCATTGACTTGTGGAACTTGCTAGGTAAAGCTAAGCCGGCAGCTAAACGTCGGCACGCTCCCAGAACCGCGTAGGTTCTGTTACCTTAGGCGTAACGCCAAGGAGAATCCTAACCATGGCCAAAAACTTGGGCCAGACATCTGTCACCTTCAACCTCGACACCATCCCGGTGGCCGACATGCACCTGATGCAGGATGTGACGCGTTCGAGCACTTTGAACGCTAGCATCATGTATGGGTATGCCGCCGCTGCTGGCGATGTGCCGATGACCATCGAGATCATCCGCAACCGTGTGGAAGCCAACAAGGCCTTCCGTACGGGTTTCGTCGACTATGTTATCAAACTGTCGACGACCACCACCACAACTGTGGATGAGATCGACGCCGATGAACCGACGGAGTTCAAGTTCTCCGTTCGGTATCCGGGAAAAACGTTGGTGACCCCGGCGGACCTGATCGCTGGCTGCGCAAACATCCTGGGTATCCTCTCGGGTACGATTACCGAGGGCGACCCCAGCGAAACCGTTTGCAGCCAACTCAGCTCTGGCTTCCTCAAGATCCTGTAGCAGGATCTCCCGGCACCCATCTATGCGCTTACCTCCTCGGACAGCGTATGGGATATGGGACAACGAGAAATTGGTACTCTCATCGCGAGGGACGGTTCTATAGTGGATATCACGTTCACTAGCCGTCAGGTCCGTGAATCAGGTATAGCGGGCACTGGGGATGCTAACATCGCGCAGACCGCGCGATACCTCAGTGCCTTCTCTGCTCTGTTAGCGGACAGTCCTCTGTTTTTCACGACTAAGCGTGACCTGCGCACCAGACGCTGGTGGCACAGGATGCGGCATAAACTCGTTGCCACATTTGATGCACGCACAGTCGTGGAACCTGTCTTAGCTCATCGCCTTCGCAGGTGTGAGCAACCTTCGGAATACGGTACCTCAACGGGCCCGTATATTCCGGAGATGACGGAAACATTCGTGTTTCCGGAGTACCTTCAATGGTACAAGACAGGTGACCCCCTACTCTTCAAGTACATTGTGTCTGTCCTCGAGTTCAGCAAGAAGCTGGAGGTTGAGGATGAAGAGTTAGCACCAGCCGCGTTACGCGATTGGTTAGGGGTAGAACAGCGTTTGCTAGAAACTGAGCTACCCAGCTGGGTTAGCAACCTAGCGCGGGTAGTGAAAGCCACCCTGGATTCGGATTTGGTAGATAGTATCTTTCTACCCAAATTCGGACCCGGAAGGGTTGCGGAGAAAGCTGTGGCCGGATTTGGTAAACTCGACCCCAGCAATTTCCGTTACAGCGAACGGCTCAACCGTGTGTTCACCTCCTCCCTTTTGGGGCCGGAGGCTCGGTTAGAGCGAGGACTAGTCGCACCCACTTACCACGGGTACGATCGATCCATGCCACACGTAGATGAATGCGCACGCATGGCCGCCGTTCCAAAAACAAGGCGGAAGGTTAGGCTCATCATGCTCGAGCCCAATACCACCATGTACGTTCAACAGGGCATCTTGCCCGGCTTCTTAGAAATGCTTGAGGCCAGTTACTACGGCCGCTGGTTCAATGTTCATGACCAGTCTGCAAATCAAGAAGCATGCGCATACGGAGCAGCGACAGGACGAGTTGATACTATCGACCTGTCGGCCGCGTCGGATTCGGTGGACGTCGAGCTTGTAAAAGCTCTATTCCCCGCGCGAGTGTTATTTTATCTGCTCGCTACCAGATCCAGCAAGGCTTTACTGCTGAATGGCGTTCGAGTTTCCGTAAGGAAATTCGCGCCGATGGGCTCCGCACTATGTTTTCCAGTGCAGAGTACCATCTTCACGACCGTTGCTTGGTATGCAGCGGTTCTACACCGTGTGGCCCGTGATACCGGACTCCCGGATGTCAACGTTTCAGACCCAGCAATACACAAGCTGGCTGCCGCGTGGTTAGCGGCGGGGAACGTGTCTGAGAGGATACAGCGCCTGCATAAGCGCGAACTCGGACTGACAAACGATCAGCTGGAGCCCGGTGTGGTCTATGGGGACGACATAATCTGCGACTCGCGGATTACTAGTACCCTGATCACACTACTGCAGGACTTGAAGTTCGAGGTAAATACGGAGAAGAGCTTTACAGGTCCGGTGACATACCGGGAATCCTGTGGGGTTCATTTCCGCGGGTTGGATGAAGTAACACCAGTCCTTTACCGCTTACCTTTGGACGGGGATGAGATCAGACCGCAGACATTGGCGAGTATCATCGACCAATGCAACACGGCGGGGGATCACGGATATCGTCATTTACAACGGTTCTACCGTGACTTGGCGCTATACGCTCCTCTTAAGGGTCGCAGACAGCAACGCGACATCGGACGGAAAGTTGTGATGCGCATGAACGCTACGGACTCTTCGCACGTCGTTAAGACGCGCGTCGAACCGAGAGTTCCTGCATTACGCAGACCCAACCCGATACTCTTCTCCAGTGACCGAGACGCTGCGATGGCGATATACACCAAAAAGCCGGTGAATCACCACCTCGACGTCGTCGACTCAGAGTACTACATGAGCCGGCGTGTTCGGGACGGCGTGGGGGCCAACGACTTCCAAGTCAATGGATACCTTCACCTCGGACACAGACCATTCGACTTTCACGGGGGGAACCCCGCGAATATCGAGATGTATTTGTATCTGCAGTGGCGTAACGCGGCACGGCGGGCAGGGGAAAATCGCGATTGTGAAAACGGTCGCGCTGCTCGACG